CTACATCCGAAACTGAATTAACTTATTACACAATCACGCCAACAGTATCGGATAATGACATTCTAATAACATATCGGTCTCCAGGATCGCTATTATTCATTGCTAATTCTCATGCAAAATATAACATTGCGTCGAGAACAGTTAATACTATTTATTTGTCTGCATACTATGATAATACAACAAGAGAATTTCCTCCTGATTTTAGATTAAGATGGAAAGTATACCCATACAACACTCAAAATGTATTGATATCAAGTCCGGGTGATCCTAATTTTACAATTGAGTCTGATGGATATGGTCCTTCCTTACCGTATGGTGATTCTCAATATGTATTTGTATCTTCAAAGAACTGGTCAGGGACATATGATATAACTGTTAGCGGTAGCGACGGTATCACATGGACTAATAATATACCATTTAGACCTTTTCTGTATCTATCCGGTGCAACGCAATTATCTGCAACAGTAATAAAAACGGGTGAATTAGTACCTACAACATATTTGACGCTAAACGTTTACGGTGTTAGTACAATCGATGGTATTGATCAAGCGTTCAATTTATACGATGATCAATTATTAATGTATGGTAACAAATCTATCTATGGAGGGCTCGTTGCATACAATCGATGGTATGATACTATTTATACATTTGTGCCGGAAGTTGGACCGATTAGCACAGACACAGCATATAATATAGATCCACTAAGACTGGAAGTAACAACATCAACTGTATCAACTACACCACAATTAAGTACATATCAAATTACAGTATCTGCCGTAGAGTCTGTTGACTCTTCATTAATACTCGATTATGATATTATTTTTGATGTTAGTGAGTGGGTCAGTGATTCTCTATTTTACCCTGCATTCAGTGTTAATAACGAACTTAGCTCAACACATATTCTATACAGAGATCAAAATGAATTAGTATTTCCGTGGGTAATAACAATTCATAATCATACAACAGCACCAACTGACGCTACAGGAAATTTAAAATTTGTTTTTAGTAATGGAGATGTATCTGCACAGCCTGTTGGGTTTACTAGTTTTACCCATGAAGTGCCAAATGGATATTCAACATACACAATTCAAATATGCGGCGATAGTATATCTGCATCCACATGGCCTACACCAATAACAAAGGTAGGTGATACAAAAACTATAAACATACTCTCAGATTTTCCAGCAGTAGATTTTGCAATTTATCCAGAATATAAATGGGATGATGTATCAGAAACTTTTGTACCAGTTTTATGCAATCAGAGTATTACACCTGGACCGTGTGCGTGGGGTTATTGCCACACAGAAATATTTACACTTAGTGCACATCCAGAGACTGACGCATCATACATATGGTATGTGGAAGATGTTACACCATATCCGTTCGGAGAAACATCAAACCTAGTAAGCGTAGCCGTACAATCGACATCTGCAACTGAAACACATAGTGTATCATGTAAACTTGTTAATCCCGATCTACCCATAGATATGCCTAATTATCATTACGATGATACAACTGGACTGCCTGTATTATATAAGAATTTTACTACAACTGATATTGATAAATCAAACGTTAAGCAGCCTATAAAGATGGTGAGTATGTTTGATTATCTATAACTTCGAATACAGTTATATCATATAATCCATTTGGTGTTAATGCACATAATTTAGTGTTAGATATTGGCCCGGTATTTTCTGTTTCTGTTCCAATCGAAATAAATCAGGCACTAACATCAACATGGGGAGTAAGTACATATCAATGGAGTGAAACATATACAACAGCTATACTACCGAAAACTATTTCTTTTACTGTAAGCAGCGAAGGTGAAAGATTAGAAACAGTAAGTCAGTACTCTCCAACAGTGTTTAATATTGAGTCAAATGTAATTGCATTAATATCACCGGTCGATCTAACTGCACCGTTTTCAGCTTGGTGTATACAGCCAATCAATCTTAGTACTACATATTCAACTGCAACAGCCTACCCATTAAAGCCGGCAATATACACTTCTAACTTATATACTGTTACCGGTGAACTGGTTGCGTTTGAGAATGTTCTTCCGGTGTTTAATCTTATACAGAAATATACATGGACAGATAGAGGAAATACATGGATATCATCTACTAAGAGCCCATACATAACAGTGTTTACAAATCCCGGGGATTATGATATATCTTTAAAAACTACATACACAGGATATGGATTATCTTCAGATGAGACTGTAGTGTTTAATAATGTTGTAAATGTTGTAAATCAGTTTGAATTATTTGATCCGAATATTGAGCGAGTATACGAAGCCTCCAGACTTGTGTTACCGAATCGTATTGATCAATGTAGAGTGCCGGCGAATGAATGGATAACTGACTGGAATATAAATAAGTCGTTTAATAATCTTGAAGAGAATGTTACCTATTTATCGGATAAATCAAAACTGTATGATGCACCTCCTACAACGTATTATGGATGGCTTGGTACCATGTATGATGGTGTTTCTGGATTCTTCCATTGGCGTGTTGATCAGCCAGGAATTAATCTTGGTTATGATTTACCTCTGCAAGCAGAATCTGGGTATTTTAACAACTTGACTGATTGTGTTGTTCGAAGTGTAAACGGCATAGGAGATAATATTCATTTCGTCTCGAATAAAACAAGTGTTAAAATATTATCCTCGGATATGTTTGCCACGGAAATAGCGGAACGAACATTCAAAGGTATAGGTGATGATTTTATCAATGTACAAGCAATTGATTTGGATGCAGATTTTGACACTGATCAGAGAATATATATTTTAGACTCCGGTAAGTATCGGGTGCTTGTTTTTAATTATGATTTTGAACTAGATAGATGGAGATTGATGTACTCGTGGGGCGGCCTTGGCGGTGCTAATTCTAAAAATAAGTTTTATGATCCTACAGATTTATTAGTTACTGACAAAAATCAGATATGGGTAACAGATTACAATAATCTATGTATTAAGAAATATGCAAGAACAGGTACTTGGCTAGGCACTTTTAAATCAGACATATTTAATAGTAAGAATAAGCCTATTAGTACTGCATTGGATGTCGACAACAACATTTATGTATTAACACAGACAGGTATATACAAATTCGACAGTAGTTTTAACTATATCGATGGATTCAAGTTGCCACAGCTAGAGAACGAGACAGCAAAGAGACTTACTATTTGTAGAGATGGTGGATTTTTATATCTATGCACAGATCAAAGTATATTAAAAGTTACGTTTGATGGTGTAATTATTGGTATATTTGCGACCGAATATGGCGGTGATTATAAGAGTTGCTATCACGACTTAAATAGAAATCTTTACATTGTGTCAACTAATGCTATCGTTAAGTATGTGGATAAGCTCGATATTATCAACTTGAGAACTGATGTAACCAGTTTGTGGCCGATGTCTTCTATTCATATAGAGCCAAATGAGTATAATCAAGATTGGGTAATAAATCGTAGTTTTGCAAGATACTGGGATAACTTAGAGGTATTTAGACGATCTATTATTGGACGGTTTACATACGATGTTATAAATGATATACCAGTACCAACTGTTAGAACGTTTACACCACAGGAATATAAATTACTACCGTACACAAAAAATCAAATATATGTTGGTATAAATGAAATAGTAACTGCTGATGCAATTAATCGTTGTTTTGATAAATTATATGCTTGTCAAGAGACTATATTGGATATGATAAGAGATTAATGAATATATACAAAAAAATTAAAGAATGGTTAACTCTACAAAAAGCTACAAGAATATATTTGTGGTGGGTTGTAATCCGCTGGTTTCTGAGGTGGATTGCAACTGCCCTCTTTATTGGCTGGATATGGTTTCTTGCGACGGATGCTAAAAAAGAAGAATTTCAAAATCAACTAAAATTCAAGGTGACAGCACCGTCAGTAGAATGGAGCAAATCTCCGATGAATATATATACTACTAATGGTGTACGTAGTATTAAATTCGGTTTACGTGAGGATGGAATAGTACTATGGAAGTTAAAAGATGATACGAAGATTGATTAACGCTTTTAAACCAACTATTCAGTGGAGTGATAAAAGTAAACAGCTACCTATAAACGGTAAACTAATAACAGTTAGATTCGGTCTAGGATCTAACGGACGATTATATTGGCGAGAAGACTCATAATTTGACCTCAGTTGTATAAATATTTAATGACCATCTAAAATAGTAACATTAAGTAATGTTCCTCGAAAGAGTGGCTTGAAGGAGGTATTAATTGAGTAATCGTTTTCACAACAAATGGCATCGTCATAATCATCACACATACAACAAACCAGGAGAACCAGATGGCGGTTATGATCCAATCGCCCATCCAAATGACCCGTTTCAGGGTGATTTCTGTCTAGCAGGGGGGCTGAGTGCGTTCGCACCGCTTTCCGCGTACGCAGGTCTTTTTCAATCTAACAATGCAGCAATTTGCGCTATTGGTGGAACCGTAGGCATCTACATAAGCGCGCCATCCACATATGAAGGTGATATCGGTATCGATAGTTTCGGTAACGAAAATATCGTCTGGTCCGATATGTCTCATCCTGCGTTATTTGTTGATGGTAATGCTAATTTTAAGCACGCACTAACAGCACACTCAATCTGGACTACAAACCTTTTTGCATTTTCAGCTGTTCTTAATACAACAGATTTACAGATATTTGAACTAAGTGGATTCTATGTTTCTGGTCCTGATTTACGGCTCGATCCTCCATCTAATATAAATCCGACTTCAGAAGCGGTAGTTACGCTCTCTGGGGTTGGTCTTTGGTCAGAGAACTGGGCTCGTTTTAATGGTGGTGTTAGAATTGAATCAGGTCTTTCTGCTCAAAAAACGTGGCCTGATCCTGTTAATCTAGGTTATATTTCCGTTGCTGATGGTGATAGTACATTTACTTCTGGTGAATATACAAAAGCGCTAGGTAGAGCTGCCAACGCACAAGGTTCAGGAACTATAGCAAACGGTGTTGCATCTCACTCAGAAGGTTATCAAACAAGCGCAGTAGCAACTGGTACTGGAAGTATTGGTGATGAGATGTATGGCTCACACGCCGAAGGATGGAAAACTTTAGCAGATAACGGCGGACACGCTGAGGGAGCTGAAACTATAGCATCTGATGGATTTTATGCTCATGCTGAAGGTATAGAGACAATAGCTAGCGGTGACGGCTCACATGCAGAAGGATATCATTCACGTGCTATTAACGGATCATACGCACATGCAGAAGGTATTAATACTTTTGCATGGGGATCTATATCACATACAGAAGGTGTATCAACATCTGCAATGTCGATCGCTTCCCATGCAGAGGGACATGGAACATATGCACAAGGAATTGCAACACACACAGAAGGTATTAATACATATGCATCCAGTCTCGCGAGCTACTCACATGCTGAGGGTGATAGCACTTTTGTCGGGTTAACAGCAGCACATTCTGAGGGCATTTTAACTAGAGCACAAGGATATAATTCACACGCGGAGGGCGATAGCACTGTAGCATCAGGACGTGGTTCTCATACAGAGGGCAACGCGACATCTGCTATTGGTTTATTTTCACATGCACAAGGCGGCTATACTTTGGCATCTGGTAATGCTGCTCATGCTGAAGGAAGTCAAACGATAGCTCAAGGAGAAGCCTCACATGCAGAAGGTGAAGTAACAACAGCATATGGTTCATATTCTCACTCAGAGGGCTCTACTAATTATGCACACGGATACGCATCACATGCAGAAGGCCATAGAAATATAGCAACAGGCATTGGAGCACATGCAGAGGGATACGTACCTGGTGGTGAATATGGAAATATAGCAGCTGGTGATGGTGCACATGCAGAGGGATCAGCCGGTGGCATAGCGAATAATGGATTTAAGATTGCTAGAGGTGAAGGATCTCACGCGGAGGGAT